TTTTTGACCCTGTGATAACTTGCCCACATCTGTTTTAACTTCAACGAGCAGGCTTGTGTTGTAGTCTCCGGACTTTTTGAAGCAAAGTAGATCAGGTACGCCCTTAAAAGCACTACTCATCTCCTGTTTTACCCATACTGGTATAGAAGTATAGGTGAAAAGTCTGTAGACGCAATCTGGAATCCTTATATATCGCACTTCAGTCATATCTAAATATTTCTCAAGTCTCATTTGGATAATAGCCTCTGGAGTATCCGCTTTCCTTTGTTTGGGAACCTTTTTCTTTTTAGGAAAAGCCAAATGTTCTTGACCTGGTATAGCTTTCATCCTTACCATTATTTCATTGATCCCAGCTCTTCTGATAATTTTATATACTCAAATTGTAAATCAATATGCTCCATTTTTAAATCATAATGTTCGTGCATCAATTCGATATGTTTATTATTTAATTTTGCATACGCTACAATAGTATCATTACGCTCTTCAATTAGATCTCTATGCTTCTGTAGCAATTTTATACGCTCATCTTGCGGTGATGACGTATATGGAAATAACCAATCCGTTAATTTCTTAAACATTTTCAATTCCCATTCTCTTTTAACAATTCAATCAGATCCATATTATCATATAGGCACTGCTTTTCTAATTGCAACCTATCAGATTTAGTTTTATAGAAATCACGTTCCTTCTGGAGCCTCCGCACCTCATTCTCAAGGAGCTCCATATGGCCAGCCGATTGCGCATAACTCATTGGCCTAAGCTTTGCCATTTTTCCCTTTCAACCTGTTATGTTGTTCGTTCCATTTTTGCCTTTCGATCTTGGCTATCAGCTCTTCGTATTCGTCTTGCGTGTTAGCTTTGCCAATCGTTTTGCGATAGAGACCATTATAATAAGACACTTTTTTTGTGCCATTTCCGTCCCAGGAATATCCGCTACCTTCATTTGAGCTGGTTATCAAACCATAAGTAAATTCGCCTGATACTGTCATTAAAGCCATATTACACCCCACTTTCGTATTTTTTAATCAACCTACACATATCAGAAAAAGTACGCGCAATGCCTAAAAAAGTCTTATATCCTCTATGCTCTTGATAGACGATCCGTGTTGATTCTTCCCAACCAAAATAGTTGTAAGCTGTGTTGAATTCTATGCCCGTGTCTGTTTTTCTCATATCAAGCTCCTTTATTTGCTGATTTCAGTTTAGATCTGTAGTCATTCATCGCGTTATCATTTACCTCTTTTTCCACCTTTACTTCATCGCACCAAGTACATATGGTACGCCCAGCGAAATACTCTACAGGTGCCCCCGTCATTGGCACCCAATCGTGTTTCCCTCCGTTTTTACAAGGGGCGTCGTGGGTAATAAAAGTAGGATTCATTTCGTAGCTAACCATCATGATTTTGTAACAGTGGGGGCACTCTTTTTCGTATATTTCCTGAGGTTCGTTTTCCCAATAATCATTATCATTTAAAAATTTATTACAATATGGACACTTTATATCACAACTCATATCACTCTCCTTTCACGTTTGGATTTCAGGTAAGTATTCTTCTTCTGTTTTTCTAAAACTCCATGCTACAGCTTGCTTTGCCCTTTCGGTTTCTTGAGGTACACGAATAAAATAATCTTTGAATGTACCATCAGGTTCGGGCGTTGTATTGACAACTTTAACCATAACTATAGGCTCATCATCTGGAACATCTTTTCTGTACAAGACGCCCCAATCATCTCTATGAATCTCTTTTGCTCCAGAGTCAATTAAATATCTGCTTTGACCGTATTTGTCAATTTTAACCCTCCGTACTTCGGCGTTTCCTTCTGCTTCAATATCTTTTGCGGTTATTTTATTTGGCTCTAGTACTACATAATCAGGCACTTTTACACCGTGAACCATAGCCATACCATACCCATCCGAATATTTTACTGCAAGATCACTATCATTATGGAGCATATTGTTATTATCCCAATTTATCTGAATCGGCTTTTCTGATATAAAGGCAATGTTCTTATAAGGTATGATGAAATTAACTTCTGAAGTAAAATTCATAAAATCATTATATTTTTCTTCATCAAATTTAATACCAATATATTTCCCATAATCATACCAGCCACACCACAACAACCAATATATACACATATACCAACGTGTATTTAAATTTTTAAATTGTGAGTCGAGCTGTGAGTGGAGCTGTGACCAGATCTGTGAGTCGAGCTGTGAGCGGAGCTGTGACCAGAGCTGTGACCAGATCTGTGAGTGGATCTGTGAGTGGAGCTGTGAGCGGAGCTGTGACCAGAGCTGTGACCAGAGCTGTGAGTCGATCTGTGAGCGGAGCTGTGAGCGGAGCTGTGACCAGAGCTGTGACCAGATCTGTGAGTGGATCTGTGAGCGGATCTGTGATTTAGTTGATTTAGAGTCATTTTTAATGATGATATTAAACAGAGCATTCAGCATTGCTGTATTTAAAGGCGAAAACCCAAAGATGACTAATTCTAAATCTTCACCCATGTTTTTATATAGTTTTTTGCAAGCTTTTATGGCATTGTCATGGTTCATTGGCTTTGATGCTTGTGCAATCCACTTATCTACATAATAAGGTATTTTACTTTCCTGTTTTTTTGTGAGGGATTTAATCATTAATCCACCACCTTTTTTATTGCCTTCGGCGAATACTCTTGTTGAATGTATGATCGATAGGTTCCACGTGGGATTTCAATTGTTCCATGTTCTTGATGTGTCAAAGGGGTTTTTTCAGTTAACTCAAAAAACATCTCATCTTTATCACCATCAAAAACAGCAACATTTCCCTCGATTTTGTGATGGTGTCCCGTTGCTTCTCCATAGGCTAATATGGAGTTGTTTCTTTTTTTTAACTTTTTAGGTATGGAAGTGATCTTTTCAATCCACACGTCCCCTTGTCTAATTTGATTCATATCAGTCTCCTTTTACTTTGTAAATGTTTCCATCATTAGCCTGCCCCCCCGTACCTTTGATTTTGTTTGCTCATATCACCCTCCTTTTACTTTGTAAATGTTTCTTGGGTGGAGGAGGCAAAGGCATCCAGTGGGTGATTGTTTCTGATAAACAAAAATTAACATCTGGCTCATATTGATTTTCGTACCACCCTTCTGGGGTCCAAAAACAATCATTTTCTTCGTCATACTCCGCAAAACCGTCTGAATATTCTGGGTCAAGATAGTCTTCCTCAACAACGTACATCGAGGGTATATATTCGGCTAATGTTCTCCATTTCTTTCCATATCTATTTTCAAAGAACACTATTACTTTTTCCTGTGGCTCCGGCAATCTATCCTTAACGTTTATCCAATCCTCTTGAGACAGTTTCCACCTCAAAAATCTCTTGCTGTTTTTCATAGTTCATAAACCTCTCCTCCACATTCTGGACATTCCATATCTTCTGTCGTTTCGTAACCAGCTAGCCTTGGGTCCCATTCAGCCTCGTCTCTCCATCCTTCCCACGGACAGATTTCACAGTGGTAAAAAGGTTCGCTCATATTAAAACGCCAGTTCAGGTTCTTTTTTGTTTTTTCTTTTAAAAATACAGCACTTACCGTTGATTGGTGATGCCGCTAAATCCAGGGAGATTCTACCATCTTCCTGGATAAAAGCTGTGCCAATTTTATACCAAGACGTCTTTTCTTCTTTGTTTTTGTCTACCCATTTCTTCGGTGTGCAGACATCTCTAATTTCCATTATTAACTCCTTTCATGAAATCGTTATCTAGATTTTCTGATTCTCTAATAGCCTGTTTCCATAAAGCAAACTCTTTAGCGTATCGGTTGATTAGTTTTGGTTCGGCTTTATGTTTTTTTAACCATTCCCCAATCTGTTCCCACTTCACTTCTGAATCGGCCCTTGATGTCATTTCCTTGTAACCGTCTATCATGGGTTTGGGTGGAGGGATCTCCTGTGAGGGGGCTTGGCTAATCCTGGGAGGTTCCGGAATGGTAATTTTATCAGTTGAGCGTACTGGAACATCCTCTATATCTTGGGTGAAAATATCACTTGCTGCTGTGGCCGTTAAAACAGCGTCAACATGTGCACGCTTTTTGCCAATCTTTAAGACTGTGTTGAAGATATCCGCTATGTCCTCATTCTCTATTTTGCCCTGCTCCTGGCCTTCTATTTTCATGTCACCATCCAAAAATTTGACACCACACCCGTCTTTTTTCGCCCAACACAACCAGCCGCCGCCAAACTCTTTTTTGCCTTTTATAATGGCATTCTTTTTGCATTGGGGGCAAATTAATTCGGCTTTTCTCCACCGGTATTTGGATTCCATGGATGAGCAAAGCCCCACCCCCTGGGCAATGATTTGGCTACTAGGTATATGTGTAAGTGTGCAGACAATTTCGTACTCCCTATGGCCGTTATCGAGGTCATTCCGATGGATCTCATAAGTTGGGCACAAGCGGAAAGTTGTACATATTTTTTCGGCTCCAGGCTTTAGGAGTGTGGGTTTGTCTCCGCAACCGGGTATCGTTCCATAATGTTCACCGGTTTTCATGACTTGCTTCATAGTTTCTTGTATAATGTTGACTTGCTTTTGGATTATAGCTGGAGACATGGCATAATCTTCAACGTTAATTATCTGTAATTCCCTATTTTCTTCCATTATATTCTCCCTTTAATTATATATCCATCTTCTATTAGTTTTGTCCTGCATGGAGCACACCTTACGAGCACTCTTTCGTCACCCGTCCACGGTTCCAAAACTGTAACTTCTTTGGGATCGTTAGCAGACCGGAAAATGCCACAAGCCTGGTTTGTGCACGGGGGCTTATTTTTTCGCATCTTTGATCTTTTCTTTTTCGGTGGGGATATTATAAACCTCATTGTAATCATCAGTCAAATTACCAGGCTGGCCCAAAATCTGATGTAAACTAATCCTAGATCCCAGTGCCATGATTTTGCTGTGTTGGATGGCATAAGCCTCATCTATATTAGATATGTTTTTAGTCATGATTTACTTCCTTTCTTAAAATCAAGTCTTTTATATCGACACCATTTTTTCTGTCATCGTCTGTGAGTTCACAATCGTCAATATTTCCATTCACGCTAGTCAGGTTTCCATTCACGCCAGTCAGATCTCCACTCACGCCAGTCAGGTTTCCCCACACGCCAGTCAGGTTTCCCCACACGCCAGTCAGATCTCCACTCACGTAAGCTAGGTATCCAATCACGCCTTTGCCCTTATTCCAATAAGCAATATCCGCCTTCTTAAGTGCTCGTTTCATAATTTATTTCCTCCCTTTAAAATATTGTTCGACAATCCATCTCATCATCGAATTGAAAGACCAGCGCCTTTTCTTCGCTTCCGACTCGATGCGCTTGATCATGCTTGACCGTGTGTACATGCTCCTGGTTACCATTGTATCTTCTTTTTTCATATTCACCTCATTAACAAGTATAAACAAAAATAAACAAAATGTCAAGCTCGATCTTCATTATTTTAAAAAAAGATCTGTTTGTGCAGTTTCTTCCTTAGTTCGTTAAAACTTCCCATGCTGCTCGTACCACTGCTGGTATTTGTCCATTGCCAATGGCTTCAATTCGGCCCACATTATAGGCCAATCCATTATCCACTCCAAAAGGCCCATTGACGGAAGCATCCCAGTTTTTTTGCAAATCCGATATTCTATTGAATTTATTTGAGAGCCGAAATTTGATTTCAGTAGAGATTCTTTTGAAATTTTCTTTTTTATTATATACATAAGAGAGGACCTGACTGTCCCAACAAACAATCCAAACCCGATCTCTCTTGGTGTAGAAACCCAAGTCTCCACCTCCGATAACTCCCCATCGACAATCATACCCCATCTGGGCCAAGTCTCCGAATATTCGCTTAATGTATTTGTGAGTAAGGATACCTGGGACGTTTTCCAAGAAGCAGTATTTAGGTCGTATAATGCCAATACAGTCCTTTGTTTGTGGCCACATATTTCGCTTGTCTGCTTCTCCTTTTCGATTTCCTGCGTATGAGAACGGTTGACACGGGAATCCTGCGGTAATGACGTCAACCATTCCTTTATAGCTTCCGGCGTACCCCTCACTAATGAATGAATCGACATCGCCGAAAATCGGTGCTTTGTTGAAGATCCCATCTAATATCCTTTGATTTAAGATTCTTTGACAATAATCATTTATTTCAACATAACCTATAGTTTCCCATCCTAGTAGTTTCGTTCCAAGTAAACCTCCACCAGCCCCAGAAAATAAGGACAATTCCCTCAAAACATGCTCACTTGTGCAATTTCTTGAAAGTTTCACGCAGGTGTTTTACTTTGAAAGGCATCAAACAGGCATCATGTAGCTCATAGGCAAAGTTATAGAGTACCGTGTCAAAACTTGGTGTCCCGGCATCAGTGAATTGCACCCGACAATCAAAGGCGTAAATCAGCGAAACGTTGGGAAGTATTAGGTCATGAAATAGCTCGGTAGACGTATCACACTTTAGTAGCAAGTAAATATCCCTACCCTTAAACTGCTGCTCAATACACTTTTTCACCCAGATTTTTTGCAGCCCCCTGGAAAAAGGCGGGTTAACGTATGTCTTTGGTGCCCAGTCCCTTTTTAAGCCATCCTCTGTGGGGCTTAGTGGACAAGGATCGTACATAGGTTGGCCGCCGTTAAACCTATCCCAGATAGCCTGTTTGAGCCATTCAGGAGTGGCCCGGTGGTCGGTGTCTTTACAATCCGGTATAAATATCATCTCACATCTCCTTTATGTTTATTACAGTATTCCCCTTTGTCAATTATCGCATCATCCTGGCACTCACCCACAGCGCACTTGTAGATAGTACCCCATACACGGACCTGCCGGTAGTTCTCACAGGTACAATACGGACGGGTATTCTGACAGAATAAACAGTGTGTGGGCTTACGCTTTTGGTCATCGTCATTACAGTCAGCACAGGCTACCCACACGATATCTTTAAATTTGGTAGGCAGTCTTCTAGTGTACCAAGTATTCCAGCCAGATCCATCTCCGCAATTATCACAGGTCACTTTTCTCCTTTTGAATTAAATCATTTATATGAACACCTTTTTCCCTATCTTCTGGCGTGATGTCGCAGTCAGTCAGGTCGCCACTCACGCCAGACAGGTTGCCACTCACGCCAGTCAGATCACCACTCACGCCGGTCAGGTCTCCCCTCACGCCTGTCAGAACACCACTCACGCCTGTCAGAACACCACTCACGCCAGTCAGATTACCACTCACGCCAGACAGGTCACCCCGCACGTAAGACAGGTCGCCCCACACGCCAGTCAGATCACCACTCACGCCGGTCAGGTCGCCCCGCACGCCAGTCAGATCACCACTCACGCCGGTCAGGTCACCACTCACGTAAGACAGGTCGCCCCACACGCCAGTCAGATTACCACTCACGCATTTGCCCTTATTCCAGTAAGTTTTTTTATTTCTCTTTAACTTTCTCTTCATTCTCTTTCTCCTTTGTGTTGGTTGTTTAAAAATCAACTGTTGTTAAGAAATTCCGCAACATCGGTTAAATCGTTAAAGACATTAGCCCCATTATTACAAACCAAATCATTTACTGCTGTCAGTGATTTGATTTGCCCTTCGTCAAAGACTTTATCTTCGTCCTGTTCCAAAAAACAAAATACTGTCTGTTGTGGTCGTTTGTTGCTGTCGTCCACAGCTTCGGCTATTGCATACAATCCAGTCATTTTTGGCGTTATGACAAAGAGACTAAAATCACATTCCTTTCTCTGCTTCAATTCTTCTGCCTGACATTCGGGAGTCCAATCATCGACAACTGGGTTATAATAATCAATTTTCAACATTTTTATGAGTTCATCCCGCCATGTAGATTCATTACATGTACCCCCAAGAAACACTTTACTCATTCTCTTTCTCCTTTTGGTTGGTTGTTTAAAATAATTTTTGACAAACTTTTGTTTTTATCATAAATTAAAATTATAATTAAAATTAAAACTTGTAAAGGAGAAATATGGAAATCGTAGAATTAATCAATACAAGCGGAGTCGACCGGAGAGATATAGCAGAACACTTGGGTATATCTTATCAGAGCTTGGGGAACCGAATAGGGCGTTTTGTACAATGGAAAAAGGGAGAGATCGAAAAGATTGAAAAGTTTATTACTAAAAAAACTAAAGACAATTAATGGAGAGGGGCTACATAAGATTGTGGCGAAAGTCACTAGACTCAAGAGCGTTCCTGAATGCAGAACTCTGGCAGCTGTGGACGTATTGCCTCATGAAAGCAACTCATAAGGACAGATGGGTGGTTATGTCTACCGGCAAAGGAGAGACCGAAGTACTTATCAAAAAGGGTCAATTTGTGTTTGGTCGCAAAAAAGCTGCGTTTGAATTAAGATCGAAACCATTTTCGACGTACAAGAGGCTCCTAAAATTAAAAAAGCTCGGAAATATTACCATCCAGAGTAACACCCATTACAGCGTTGTAAGTATATGTAATTGGGAGACTTACCAAAACCCGGCAGAATCAACAGAACACCCAAAGGAACAGGCAGGGAACAGGCAAGGAACAACCAAGGAACAGGCAAGGAACACAGACAAGAACAATAAGAACAATAAGAACAATAAGAACAATAATAATAAACACATTTTTTCTAACTCTCCTTATTTTTCTTTTGAGCTTTTTGAGAAGAATCTTTTAAAGGAAGGATGGGCTGAAGAGAAGATCAGGCACTACTTTGACGCTGCGAGAGACTATTCTGAGGCCGATCCTGGTAAGAAGTACGGCAATTGGATCTCTGCGGTTAAAAACTGGGATAGACGCAACCCATTTAAGGAGGATTATTTTGCAACGTGAGCGGCGGGTATCATCACAGCGTGAGCAGATCGAAAAAGAACTAAAGGAGTATTACATCGTTTCAGGCGAAAAACCTCATGGCACTTTTAAAGAAGTCTGCGATATCTGGCAAAGGCACCTGGGTTTGATTCCAGGAGATAGAATCTCAGATTGCTTTGCGAGAGCCATGAGGCTGGCGGGACGCTTTAAGCTAAAACCAGCTATAGTCCTTGAAGCCTGGGAAGAAATCAAAAAGGAAACCCCTTTTGACCATGGCGTAAATAAAGATATTTTGGAGGGCTCTTATTTCACAGAAGGGTCAATGCCCACCTTTTACAAAAAGTACGTAATACCCGGTGACCCTACACGAAGGTATTATCTCAGTGACTTGATGGCAATGGCAAAGAGAGATGAATTGGAACAACCAGGAGTATAAGACTATGGACCAACTAAGGGAGATACCATGGAAATAAAAAAATTATGCAAAGACGTTCATGATTGGGCGAAGTTAAAAGGCTGGCGCACTGACGATGTTAATCCGAAAAACATTCCAACGGAACTTTGTTTGATGCACAGCGAATTATCAGAAGCGTTGGAGGAATATCGCAAAAATGAAAAACCTCATGTAGTCTATTATAAAAACCAAAAACCGGAAGGCATTCCAATCGAGTTGGCTGATGTTGTGATAAGGATCGCTGATACTTGCCAGCATTACGGAATTAATCTTGAGGATGCCATTGCCCAAAAGATGATTTTTAATAAAACGAGATCCTACCGACATGGGAACAAAATATGTTGAGAACCTCACAACCAACCAGGAGTATAAGACTATGGACTATACACCATACGGACCTGAATGGGTCAAAGAAGTCAAAAAGATGAACAAAGACTCGCTTGTGGAAATGTTGAAAGGAGCATTGATCACAAACGAAAACCTCAAAGCAGAGGTGCGCGATATCCAGGAGGCTGCTGATACTGTTGATACAGATGCGGACTCACAAAAAAAAGGATACTATTGGGAACAGCACTTTAGTGGGTGGCATAAACTAAAAAAATGGGCAATTCCAGTAGGCCATAAAGCTAGTCCAAATATCCCAAATGGTAAGCAATCATGAAAAAACCAATTAAGAAAACATCAGCATTCTACCTCCTCAAAACATTCATGATGAAAAAAACTCTTTCTGACTGTTTAAAGAGAAAAGAATGCCCATACTACGCTAAAATCAAGAAGTTTATTAAAATAAGCTGTGAGATTATATCATATTGCTGCATAGGGTGGATGAAAAGACATGATAGACAGATTGTAATTGTAATCAATTGGATGGCTGGTATAGGTTGGATAGTGGTTCTGTTTTATGTTTTAATTAATGAGGGGTGTGTATGAGTTATGTAATGGCAGCTGATGCTCTTTTGATGGCAATCGAAGAACTGGAAATTTTGAAAGAAGAAAATAATAAAATTGAAGACGGTTTAGATTATATCATCCATGATATCCGAAAATCATTGAAATTAGTGGCTTTAATTCATCAAATAACTGAGGGAAAATTATGAAAATGATTGTGGTAGGGAATGGAATGGTATCAAAGCCTCAAGGCTATCTAATTGATAAATTCGATACCGTAATACGCCTAAGTCGTTATAAAATAAAGGGATATGAATGTTTAATAGGAACAAAAACAGATATACACGTAGTAGCCAGAGTGGAAAATTCAGATCCATCAAACAAGATATGGATAGGAAACCCTTTAGGATTATCCTCTACCCCACAAAAGACGATATCGGAGGCTTACCCAAATGGATATGTGATAAACAATCGAATGCAGCAAATATATCAAGAAACGGGTATGAGTGATGGTGAACATCCAACACTTGGGCTGCTGGCTATTTTCATGGCGTTGGAGCATGGAAAGTATTTTTATGATCTACCTATAACCATAACCGCTTTAGATTTTATGCAGCTAGATTGGCCCAGTTACTACTACGACCTAACCCCAAGAAAAAGGATATGCCCCCATCACAACATGAGTAAGGAAAGAATGGTAGTGAAAGAGTTGATGCAAAAGGGGCTTGTGAAGTTACTGCTAAAAGAAGATATCATTAATCTCGACGATAATGCTCCACCAGTAATTTGCCCTTGCATAAAGAATTCAAATGAAAAAGTTTTATGAAAAAACGCATCCTAAAGCTCCTACGAAAAGAAGCAATTCGTCATGCAGAGGAAATTGACCGACTGGACGAAATAAAACACATCTTTGATGTCCTAGTTGCCAACTATTACAAAATACCCCGCCGGGAAAGGGGAAAATACAGATTAGCATTGGAGGAATTGAATGAAGATTGTAAATAGAAATGAATTTCTTAAATTGCCTCCCGGTACAATAGCTATGAAATACCAACCCTGTGTATTTGGTGAAATCTTTATAAAAGAAGAAACTATAGGAGAAAGTGGGGATTTTTTTCTTCAATATCCACTTACTTGTACACAAAGTGAGACTACTGTGGAGGAGGTTGGTTTGCTTTTTGATGCACAAGAAAACAAAACTTCGCTTAAAATGGATTTTGATTGTTCGCAAAGGGATGGGTGTTTTGACGAAAAGCAGCTATTTGCCGTTTATGAAAAGACTGATTTAGAAGGGTTGATCAAAAGATTAAATGATTGTCTGGTTTGTTAAAAATTTTAGAGAAATGCAAAATAAGAAGATTGAGAATATCCCAATCTTAATTCCAGGCTGCCCATATATTTGGTTAATTAAACAGGAGAAATGATGATTCATGTTGCGAAGGTGAAGTGTTTTATTGATGAGGATGTTCTTGTGCAGTTTTTTGAGGATGGGGGCACTAGGGTATTGTGTCATGACGTTCAAACGTGTAAAATTTGTCCTTATAAAGTTGATTATAAGGTTGAATTTAGATTTGGGAGGAAGGTAGCACTTGACAATGCCTCCTGAATAATTGTACCTTCAAAAAAAGACATTATAGTACTCTTTCGAGGAAGCTCGGTCCCCCAAGTACCGGGCTTTTTTATCGGTAACACCCAATCTATTAATATTTTATTAACAATTTGTTAACATTGTTGTTGACTATGTTGATAGAATACTGTATTATATGGGTATGGTAACTGGTCGCCCAACTAAATACGGTCCACACATAATCCAAAAAGCGCAAGAATATTTCCAAAAATGGGAACCGTATTACGAATGTCCTGTTGAAAAACAAGATAAAAACGGCAATGTCACCACAGAAATGAAAAGAGTACCAAACGGTGCTCCAACAGCTTTACGACTTGCCGACCATCTTGGCATAAACCGTTGTACCGTCTTCGATTGGGAGAATAAATATAAGCAGTTTTCCGACTGTATAAAAGAAGGAACTAAAAAATGCTTCAGAACTGGCATGTATGAAAATGGCCTAACTGGCGAATGGAGTGCTGCAATGGCCATATTTTTAGGGAAAAACCTGCTTGGCATGTCAGACAAGAAAGAGGTCATGGGAGCAGGCGGAGGACCGTTAGTCGTAACTCTAAGTAAAGAAGATGAGGATATTTAGACTTAATGGCCGCTTTTAAACTAACTGAGAAACAGCAGGAAGCCAACAAAACGGTGTTTTCGAGTGGCGCAGAGCATGTACTCCTCGAGGGTGGTTCAAGGTCGGCTAAAACTTTCTTAATTCTGCGAAATATTGTACTTAGATCGCAAAAAGCCCCTAAATCACGTCATGCAGTATTAAGATTCAGATTTACTGATGTGAAATCCTCCGTGGTTTTCGATACGTTCCCCAAAGTAATGGATTTGGCTTATCCGGGCTTAAAATACACCATTAACAAAACAGATTGGTTCTGCCGATTTGAGAATATGTCAGAGATTTGGTTCGGTGGTTTGGATGATAAAGAGCGCACAGAGAAGATTTTGGGCAAAGAGTATGCTACTACATTTTTGAATGAATGCAGTCAGATATCCAATGAAGCCAGACAAATGGTAGATACGCGCCGCGCCCAAAAGGTTTCGCAAGTAGTGAAGGGTTTACCCGACAAGGAATTACCGCTCAGGGCATATTACGATTGTAACCCTCCTTCTAAAGCTCACTGGTGTTATAAGTTGTTTCACGGGAAGCAGGATCCAGACAGCAAGACACCGCTTAAAAGCCCCGATAATTACGTGTTTATGAAGATTAATCCAGCTGACAATCAGGATAACTTACCACAAACTTATCTTAAATCTCTAGAAAATATGTCATCCAGGTACAAAAAAAGATTTTGGTACGGAGAGTATGCAGATGAAAATCCTAATCAGTTGTTTTCCGACGTGTCCATCGACCAGTACCGTGTCACTGATGGCGCAGTACCCGAATTTGTCCGGGTGGTTGTTTCTGTTGACCCTTCCGGGTCTGGGGACGTTGATAATATTCATAACGATGCTATAGGGATAACAGGGGTCGGGTTGGGGATAGATGGTAATGCGTATTTGCTTGAAGATAACACCGTAAAGGTCGGCCCTGCCACATGGGGCAAAATAGCCACTGATACATATGATAGGCTTGGTGCTGATGTCATTGTCGGTGAGAAAAATTATGGTGGAGAGATGGTGAATTTTACTATCCAAACAGCCCGCCCCAATACCCCTTTTAAGTTTGTAACGGCCACTAGGGGTAAGGCAGTGAGAGCGGAGCCTATCGCCGCCCTTTATGAACAGGGAAGAGTCCGTCATGTGGGCTATTTCCCTGATTTAGAGGATGAATTGCAAGGTTTTAGTACTATCGGGTATCTGGGCGAAAGTAGTCCAAACCGAGCTGATGCTTTAATATGGGCTATAGCAGAGTTGTTCCCCAATATTGTAGCTAAACCCGAAGAGCCTGAAGAATACTACGAGGAAACTGTAACTAGTTGGGAGGCTGTATAATGCCGTGTAAAAGTGGAAAAAAGGGCCGTAAAGGCGGAAAAAAGAAATAATGGAAGAGATAGAAACCAAAAAGGGTAAAGACAAGATAATAGCCAAGTTCGAGAAGGACTTTAAGTCCATGCAGAACAAGTGGTCTAAGCTTCATAGAAAACACGAAAGTGATATAAAGTTCATATGGTTTGGTGATCAATGGGACTCAACGGCTTTAGAAGAACGAACAAAAGGTAAGGCTTCAAACGGTTCTCCATTACCGCCAAGGCCGACGAATGTCTTTAATATCGTCAAACCTTTCATCATTAAGGTGGTTAATGGCGTAAAAAAGATGAAACCCACACTAAGGGTAATGCCTTGTGATGGAGCATCAGATAAAGTATTAGCTGATGTTCGGCGTGGTGTCATAAGAAGTATAGAGCGCAATACTGGTGCTGTACCATCTAGGTTAAATGCACTAAATGATGCTGTTTCAGCTGGATACGGCTTTTATCGTTTTGT